AAATCGAGGACAAAAAAGCTCAAAAAGCCGATAACGACGACGACAAGTTTGAGTTAGAAATTGAAGATGACACCCCTCCAGAGGATCGTGGTCGCAAGGCCGCGCCACCCCCAGAAGACCCAACCGACGAAGAGCTTGCCTCTTACGACGAGCGAGTCCAAAGCCGTATTAAAAAGTTCACCCGTGGATACCACGACGAACGACGGGCAAAAGAACAAGCCGAACGAGAGCGCGTAGCAGCCGAAGAGTTCGCTCGTAAAGTTTACGAAGAGAACAAAAAGCTTAAAGAGCAGCTAAAAACCGGCAGCGAAGCTTTCATCGAAACCTCTAAATCCGCAGCCCAGACTGAAATGGAAGCCGCTAAAAAGCGTTTGAAAGAAGCTTTTGAAGTGGGCGACGCAGAAGCCTTGGCATCAGCGCAGGAAGAGATTGCAAGGGCGACTTTGAAGTCGGATCGTGTGGCCAATATGCGGCCAATCGAGCACGAAGACAACTTCCAAGAGCCGCCTGCAGCACAACCAGCCGCGCCAGTTGTGTCTCGACGCACCCAACAATGGGTCGAGAGCAACTCCGACTGGTTTGGGAAAGACGAAGAAATGACTATGTCTGCAATGGGGCTTGACAAAAAGCTTGCACGGCAGTATGGTTCGGAGTACATTGGTAGTAAGGAGTATTTCCAAACTATTGATGCGCAAATGCGCAAAAGATTTCCTGAATATTTTGAAGATGTTCAGAGCGATGAGGCTGACGACGAGCCTCCAAAAAGAGTCGAACCGGCACAAGAGGACGAACCTCCACGCCGTGCAAAAAGTTCATCTCCGGTTGCCCCCGCTTCTCGGAGTACCCCGCCTAGTCGCGTGAAGCTGAAGTCTTCCCAAGTTGCGTTGGCTCGCAAGCTCGGGATCACGCCAGAACAATACGCTAAACAGGTTGCTTTACTTGGAAGGAATGAATAATGGAACAGACTCAAAACCGTAAAAGCCGCGAGGCAGATGCTCGACAGGTGACGTTTACACGTCCAACAAGCTGGAAAGCACCAGAGGTTTTACCCAGTCCAGATGATCGCCCCGGTTGGAAACACCGTTGGGTTCGCACATCTATCTTGGGTAGCGCTGATCCATCCAACATTTCTTCCAAGTTACGAGAAGGTTACGAGCCCTGCAAAGCAGAGGAGTACCCTGAACTCATGATGCACGCATCCACTGAAGGTCGCTTTAAAGGCAACATTGAAGTGGGTGGACTGTTACTTTGCCGTATTCCAGAAGAATTCATGGCGCAGCGTGCTGCCCACTATGAAGGCCAAAACAAGGCTCAGATGGAATCGGTGGATAACAACTTCCTTCGTCAAAATGACCCACGAATGCCTCTGTTCTCAGAGCGCAAAACCGAGGTCAAATTTGGTTCTGGTTCATAATTTTTGGAGTCTTAAATGGCATATCCTACCGTTGACGCCCCATACGGGCTAAAACCCATCAATCTGATTGGTGGTCAGGTGTTTGCTGGCGCAACTCGCCAACTCGTCATCGCGAATACTACTGGTACCGGTTACGGCACCAGCATTTTCTATGGCGACTTGGTAAAGCTTGTTTCAGGCGGCACTATTGAAAAAGACACTGGCACTTCTACAGCCACCCCCGTGGGTGTGTTCATGGGTTGTCAGTACACAAGCGCCGTGACTGGCCAACTGACCTTCTCGCAGTACTATCCTGCAAGCTTGGCAGTTAAGTCTGGCACAACCATCTTGGCTTTCGTTGCAGATGATCCTGATCAGCTGTTCAAAGTTGTGTTGGTTGCTGGTACTACCGCTGACGGCAATGGTTTGACCCCTGCCTTCTTGGGTCGCACCATGATCGGTTCTAACGCTGCTTTGGTGCAGAACACTGGCTCTACTGTGACCGGCGACTCTAAAGTTGCTATTTACAGCGCTGCTGGTGGTACAACTACCGACACATTGCCAATTCGTATTATTGATGTGGTTCCTGATACTGCCAACTCTTCTGGCAACTTCTGCGAATTCATCGTCAAGTGGAACGCTGCAAACGTTAGCGGTCTGACTGGCGGCCATCAGTATCTCAACCCAACTGGCGTTTGATAAGGAGTAAGAAATGGCTATTTCACGCGCACAACTGCTGAAAGAGTTGCTCCCCGGCTTGAACGCTTTGTTCGGTCTTGAGTATGCTCGTTATGGCGAAGAACACAAAGAAATCTACGAAACAGAGACTTCTGAGCGTTCATTCGAAGAAGAAACCAAGCTGTCTGGCTTCAGTGCAGCACCTGTCAAGAACGAAGGCTCTGCCATCGCTTATGACAACGCACAAGAAGCTTGGACTACCCGCTATACACACGAAACCATCGCTTTGGGTTTCTCGATCACCGAAGAGGCGATCGAAGACAACTTGTACGACAGCCTGTCTGCTCGCTACACCAAAGCTTTGGCCCGTGCTATGGCTTACACCAAGCAAGTCAAGGCCGCTGCGGTTTTGAACAACGGCTTCAGCGCTAGCTACCCCGGTGGCGACGGCGTTGCTTTGTTCAGCACTGCTCACCCCTTGGTTTCTGGTGGCACCAACAGCAACACCGCATCAACCCAAGTTGACCTGAACGAGACTTCTTTGGAAGCCGCCGTTATTCAGATCGCTGCTTGGACTGACGAACGTGGTCTGTTGATCGCTGCTAAACCCAAGAAGATGATTGTGCCCCCTGCATTGATGTTCGTGGCTGATCGTTTGTTGGAAACCGAACTCCGCGTCGGTACCGCTGACAACGACATCAACGCCATCAAGAACATGGGCGCAGTGCCAGAAGGTTACACCGTTAACCACTTCTTGACTGACACCAACGCTTGGTTCTTGACAACCGACGTGCCCAACGGCATGAAGCACTTTGTCCGCACCCCCTTGCAAAACAGCATGGACGGTGACTTCGACACTGGCAACGTGCGTTACAAGGCTCGCGAGCGTTACAGCTTCGGCTGGTCTGATCCCCTCGGTATGTGGGGCTCTTCAGGTTCGTCTTGATAGCGAAATAAAAAAGGGGGCTTCGGTCCCCTTTTTTTATTGTTTAAACACTTGTGTATGTTGTTTAAATCGGATATATTGCAACTAACTAGGTAACCTCCCGAAACGTCAGACTGGCCTAGCAGACGACATGCAGACGGGCGTTTCATAACTTGCATGTAAGGAAAAGACATGGCACGCACTACATTCCAAGGCCCAGTTCGTTCTTTGGGCGGCATCTATCAACAAGGTCCCGGCACTGTTGTTGACATCACTTCTAGCACCACTCTCGACCCCGTTGCACACGGTGGCCGCATTATTTCTGTTGGTGGCACATTGGCAGCAAACGTCACTTTGACTTTGCCTACCATCAACACCAGCGCAAACCCAGCTTCTTCAGGCCCCGGCCAAGACCCCAATACCGTCAACAACGAAGGTGTTGTTTACACGATCTGGGTTCCCACCACCATTGCCACAAGCTCTTTGAAGATCGGTACAACCTCTGGTTCTAGCGACTTGTTCATCGGCACTTTGTTGATGGTTGACACCGACTCGTCTGGCGCTACTGTGGGCTTCACCGCTAACGGTTCTTCTAACGACTTCATCAACTTGAACGGTGGCACCACCGGTGGTGTGGCTGGCAGCTTCGTGCAAATCGTTGCTGTTGCCGCTAACAAGTACGTTGTTACTGGCGTGTTGAACGGTACCGGCACTGTCGCTACCCCCTTCGCTGATTCCTAATTAGGAGGTCTTCATGACCATGCAAACCGACGTACTAAGTGCGACCCGTACGACTGACGGTACGTTGGTCGCGGGACCAGCACGTATCAAAGGCATCCTTTTAACCACCACCACTACAGCAGGCTCAATCGTGCTGAAGGATGGTGGTTCTTCTGGCACTGCCCGCATCACTATCAACACACCCGCTGTTGCTGAAATATTCAACTCTCTGCTACCCGCAGAAGGTGTTCGTTTCACAACTGATGTGTATTTAGATACTACTGACGTAGCTTCTGTTACGGTGTTTTATGGCTAAATCTCCAGCATGGCAACGCAAAGAAGGGAAGAACCCCAAAGGGGGGTTGAACGCCAAAGGTCGTGCCTCTGCCAAAAAGCAGGGCATGAACCTCAAGCCACCTCAACCCGAGGGTGGAAGCCGTCGCGACTCTTTCTGCGCCAGAATGACTGGGATGAAGAAGAAACTTACTTCGGCCAAAACAGCCAAAGATCCGAACAGCCGTATCAATAAAAGCCTGAGAGCTTGGAACTGCTGACATGGAAATGATGCTATGGAACGCCTTGCTGACTACATTCATCGGGTTACTAAGCTGGAATCTGAGGGAAAAGTCAGCAGAGCTAAATCGATTGCAGATCCTGCTAAACAGGACTCGGGAAGAGATTGCCCGGGACAATGTGACGCAGGCCGAGATCGACAAGATAGTGGCGCACATAGATCAGCGGTTCGACAAGCTGAACGACAAAATTGACCTGATGATTCGGGAGAGTAGAAGTGCCCTCAGTTAGTAAAAAACAACATAACCTGATGGCGATGGTTGCAAACAACCCCGCCAAAGCTAAAC